ATGATATTCTCGCCCAAGTATGCTTCGACAGTCAAGATTCTACAGAAATTGCCACACGTGTTGGTCTTTTGTAATGAAGATGTTGACCATTCTAAAATGTCTGCTGATCGTTTTGACGTTACCATTCTAGGTTAAATTAAATATATGTATTGCATCTCCCACCAGTTAACCTCACACTGCTAATTGCCAGTCAACCATGGGGGCCTTAGTGCATCGGGTTAACCTAACACTATATCGTGGGGTTTGGGTTGAGGGCTTATCTTAATCAATTTTTTGGTTCTCGGAAGAATCTATTGATCTTGAGTTGCCAATCTGCAACGTTCCCAGTCAATGCTGTTCCCCCAGCTGTGTCTTGTTTGTCCAGCCACCACACAAGGAAAACTTCTTTCCCTGCAGGGTTTGATCCTGCGTTCTCATATCTGATTTGCCTTTTAAGAGGTAAATAAAACTCCACAACGCGTCCATTTAGTCCTTCTGTACTTGAAAAAGGTGCCAGAGTCATGCGCTTGTGCTTCAAGATAATCCAATTATCTGTATTGATAGGTAGACAACGGAAATCAATTGCCGTTAATGCCGTGCTAAAGTCCACGGTCCTTGTTGCTCCATTTCCTCTGAAGAAACTGGTAGTTGATACACCTGCTGTATGGTTTTCAGCCTTGGGACTGATAACAGCCATGTTCCAGAACATCTTCTCTCCATTTCCAGTAGTTGACTTGTTCACGATACTTGCACATATCTTAACTCCTCTAAAGTTGATCACATCCCTGGTACGATCGTCGATCTGTGTACCCTTGGGGATTTGTAACAAAGGTTCACTGTACAGTGTCCTTGTCGCTAGATTCAACGAGTAATCGGTTGACAGACGCTTTGATCCACCCGACCCAACTGCCTCGCCAATTTGTCTTCGCGCTCTATTTTTTGAATAACGGTTTTTCGCAAAACGTAAAGCCTCGTACCCTAAGTACGCAGCTCCACCGAACCGGCTTGCTCTAGATGCAAAACGGCCAGCGCGCAGTAGTGCTCCTCTACGTACGCCGGCTGCTGTCAGTCCGCCGCCAACGCGCCTGCGCACTCTACGTAACGGACTAACGACCCGGGCCGGTCCCCCGAACGACGTATAACGACGTCTCATAATTAAATTTTTCGAAATAAATTTTGTGGGATTGATTCAAAACGGAAAAAAACGGCGAAGTTCAGTATTACCTTCGCCACTTCGGACTTCGGCCTCATAAATTTGCAATCATGCCAAATGGTGCTAAGAACTGGTGCTTCACGCTCAACAATCCCACCCAGGATGAGCGTACCCATATCTCCAATCTCCCCACTTCGGCCTCGCCGCTTATTTCTTACCTCATTGTCGCCCGAGAACAGGGTGATTCTGGTACTCCGCACCTCCAGTGCTACGTTCAATTTGATCGTCGTGTCTCCCTTGCACGCTGCCGCCGCTTAATCACCAATCGCGCTCACTTTGAGATCGCTCGTGGCACTCCATCTGAAGCTTCTAATTATTGCAAGAAAGATGGTGACTTCGATGAATACGGACAGATCGCCTCTGTCCAAGGAAAACGAAATGACTGGGACGAACTTCGCTCATTTGTTGAGGAGCGTGGAAATGTTCCGTCTAACAGAGACCTTGCCTCCCACTTCCCCGGCCTTTTCTCCCGCTCTTCCAGACTACGTGAGATCTGTGCCTCCTTCCTTCCCTCGCCGACGCTTGTGGAAGGTGAACCCCGCGACAACTGGCAAACAGTAGTTGCTGATATGACTGCTGAGCCATGTCTTGATACACGTAAGGTTTTCTTTTATGTTGATTATGTTGGAAACAAAGGAAAGTCTTGGATGTGTGCCTATCTTGTGTCCAAGTTCCCTGACCGCGTCCAAGTTCTATCTGTTGGTAAACGTGATGACCTCGCTCATGTGATTGATGAAACTAAAGACGTGTTCCTCTTTGATGTCCCTCGCGGAAACCTTGAATTCCTTCAGTATTCTATCTTGGAGAAATTGAAAGATCGTATGATATTCTCGCCCAAGTATGCTTCGACAGTCAAGATTCTACAGAAATTGCCACACGTGTTGGTCTTTTGTAATGAAGATGTTGACCATTCTAAAATG